TACTAGAGGTTAGAGTAGAAATTCTAGCATCAGCTACTGTACCTGTTAGATTAGCAGCAGGTAATTCAATATCTAAAGCTTCAATATCAGCCTTAGTCTGGTCGCCAGTAGCACCAGTTTCAATACCATCTAACTTAGTACCATCTGTTGCAACATCTCTACCATCAAAAGTAGAGTTGGTCGTGATAGCACCTGTCATTGCTCCACCTGCTTTAGGTAGAGCCGCATCAGCAGTCGTACCTTGAGCAGCAGTAGCATAGTCAGTAGTATCAAATGCTTTAACATCTGCAAGGTTAGTTACTTCAGAGTCCATCAAAGCACCTGCAGCAGTTACGTTAGTTACATCAGTTACATCAGCACTAGCCTCTATACCATCTAATTTAGTTTGGTCAGCAGTTAGGAATGTACCAGTTGTTGCTTTGACTGCTGCAAGTCCAGCTAATTCGCTATCCATTAAAGCACCAGCAGCGGTTACATTGGTTGCGTCAGTTACATCAGCACTTGCTTCAATAGCATCTAGCTTAGTAATCTGAGCAGCAGTAGCAAGGCCTTTAGCTGAAGAAGTAGCATCAGTGATTGTAGAAGTCGCAACAGAACCACCAGTAATACTTACATCTGTTCTAGTGGCAGAATCTAAAGTAGCAGCCGTTACACGAAGCTGGAAGTTGTCACCAGAATCAAATGAAACAGCTGTAGTACCGTCTTGTCCTCTGACAACAGTTAGCGTAGTGCTTGACGCTGAAGTTACTTTTACAATTTCAATCTTTGTATTTGTAACATTAGCTAGAGTTGCAAAGTAATACTCACCTGCTGATAGAGATGGGAAATCAGCTACACTACCAACAGTTATACTTGTTGCTGAGTTTGTAATACCACTACTCAAAGAGGTAGTAGCGTTATTTGAATATAGTACAGCCATTTTATTCTCCTAAATTAAGATACTGTCACAGTCCAAGTGATTGTAAGAATATCTGACGCTGATTTATTTACAGAACTGAAAACGGTACGGGCTAACATTGTGCCCACTGACGATGCTGAAAACAAACCTGCTTCCGTAATAGCACCTGTTCCATCACCTGCGTTCCATACAGATTCAAATTCAACAGTATTGGTAGAAGCTGTACCACCCGAAGTAGTTAAAGCGTTTCTATCTAATTCTGTGTCTAGTGTAGTATCACCAGCAGCTACAGCGGCTGAGCCTGTACCTACACCCATGTGTGTCATAACAGAACCAGATCCTGTTATCAGTGAAGCTATATCAGTTTTACCCGCAGTTACAATAGTATTAGGAATTTCCTTAACTACCTCACCGTTCTTGCGAATTGTAACCGCGCCTGTTACTTTAAAGTTTTCATTTATCATATTGTTATCCTAACCATTTAATGTTGCTAAATTAATTATATTAGTATTCATAGGCTGGTTCGGTACGAACAAGCTCATTCCTACATTGTCAGACATTATAGCTGAATCCGACAAATTCGTTGTAACCGCTAAACTAATACTATCTGTAATAGTTTGAGTATCTACTGCGTTTTCTAACAAGAAAGCAACAGCATTAAACTCTGCTGAGTTTATCTCGTTATTGTTAAATAGCATTAAGTTATCTTGTAACTTAAATCCAATAGTATCAGTTATTGAAGTAGCATCAGAAAGCCCAGGCTTATCTACGTCTTTAACAAAGCCATCATCAGTAAACGTAGGCGAGTCAATAATGATTTTCTCACCATTTAAAACAGCTGTGTCTGACATACTGATAGAGTCACTATCAAGTATCCTATTAAGATTCCTCACTGCTGTATCAGTAAAAACTACTTCAGACGTTATCCATATATCATCTAAGTTCCTTCTACGTTGCCAAACAGCAGCGCGTTTAGTAACAGCCCAGTGAGGACCTCTCCCATCTGGTCTCTTCCGAGCTATGGAGCGTATCTTACCTCGTCTGTCTATTCTGCTTTTAGCCATTACAATCTAAATAACATCTCTCTTCGACCGATAGCTTGACGTTTCTTCAAAGCAGTTAACTCATCTTTCATCATTTCTGCCATAGGTCCAAAACTTCTAATTACCCTTGCATCTTTTCTCGGGGCTATCTTGCCACCATGAGTCTCATAAATGCTTGATTTTACTGAAGATTGTGATTCACCTGGAGTCTTAGTAGAAGTATGCTTAACCTCGTACTTAGTAGCTTCAATCTTACCCTTCTCATTATTAGCTGATAGTTGCTTGCCGTTGTATGTAGGAGCTTTAGCATCAGACTTTACCGACTCAAGTTCTTCCTGTGGATTCAGTAGGTCTTCAAGCATTGCCATTAGGTTATCTGTCTCTGTCTCTTGATGTGGGTCATTAGCAAACCTTAAAGCGTTTGCTTCCATAAACTCTTCTTTTGAACCATCTTCTTCAGTATAAGTTTCAGATAAGATACGCATCCATATCTCTTGTAACTTACACTTGAATCTCTCAAGCTCTAAGTTGCCTGTACTGTCTTCAAATATATCAAGCATACGATTTACCTTTTGTTTTATTTCTATGATTCTCTCTGAGATTCCACTTGTGAGCATCAGCAGCATAAGAGCTATAATCCGTACCATATTGGAAATTAGTACAGAATGTCTGTTTAAAGTAAGAAGGTTCTCCACACTCTGGACAGAGCTGCGGTTCTTCCCGTGTATCGTAAGCTACTATATGCTCCGATACGTGATTATTGTCACAAGTATAACTAAATAATGGCATAACTAACCTGTAATTAACTTAGGTTAACACCCTCCGAAGAAGATGTTAACACTCAGCTAACTACTAAGCAGCAGGTACTGTAAACGCAACACCAGCGTTATCACGTAACTCAGCTACACCGTAGACAGTATCAGCAGTAAACAAGTCACCTAAGTATTCTTGTTTGTACTGAGTCTGTGAACGTACACCAACTTGCTCAGCAAGCACTAAAGCGTCTTTATGAAGTAACAAACCAACTCTATCATTACCACCAGCAGTAGGTGAGATAGTAGGACAGTTATTAGTTACATAAATATCAACACCATAGATTTGACCAATCTTACCAGTCTTAATCGCATCACCAGAACCAATGAACTGTTGCTCAGTGAAGCGGTTGATACCTAACAAATCATTAGCAGCGATAGGTGGGATAACTAAAGAACGGCCATCCATAGGAACATCAGCATTATCCAAAGTAAGAATCATTCTACGGATACCAGGATCTGTGATGTCAGTAGCATTTGAAGTAGTACCAGTATAGTTAGTCGAACCATCACCACCAATTACAGCCTTCTCCCAAAGAGTAGCACCTGCTATTTCAGGGATAGTTACAGCACCACCTTGGAAACCCTCAGCTTGTTTGAATAAGTCATCTTCAACTTGAGTAGCTAAAGCATAACCAGCGTCCTCAGTGTAGAACTTACGCATTGAAGCAAGTGCCTGAACCTCTGCGATGTCTTCGATTAACTTCGAGTATTCGTAGTGCTTGTTGATTGAAACATCAACTTTAGTATTTACAGCAGCTGAAAGTGTTACTTGAGCACCCGCAACTTTAGCAGAAGCAGAGCCTCTATCTGGTTTCGGGATATGAATAGTATCACCTTTCTTCCCTTTGTGAGACATCTTAGTAACTAAGTTAGCTAAGACTAGATTTTTCTTATAAGAACCAATAACTTCATCCGACCATAGTTCAGGGATGAAATGATTAGCGACAGTGGTAGTAGTATTATCATTACCTAAGCCCATTTTATTTCTCCTTTATTGAGTTTTATTTAATACGACCTTCTTGGTACGCTTGAGTTATCTCATCTGATAAATCAGCATACCTGTTCGGGTCACTTACCTGAAGCTGAATTAAATCAGCTCTTCGGTATATTTTCTTACCTCCAACAGAATCACCTGAGGAGCGAGTCTCTGAACTGGTTTGTCGCATTGCCTTTTGCCTAGACTTCTTTTGCTGTTCTTTTACTTCTTTTGTTTTGCCAATCATTGATATTTGTTTCCAAGTACCTAGCAATTCATTTGCAGCGTTAAAATCATAGTCAGCGTCAGCTCTGTGGAACAGTTCGGTACGAATACCACTCTCTCCTATCCACTTTTGAAAGTCACTATCACCAATAACATCCATAAAGTCAGGATGAGTTGCTTCAAGTTGCGATAAGTTAGCACTTTGTGCCGACTTAACATTACCTTCTCTAGCTTTGATAATCTCGGGATGGTTTTCTATCGCTGAGTTAACTGCCTTAGCAGGGTCATCGTAGAAAGTGTCCTCGAAACTAACAGCTTCTTCCGTTGTTTCAGTAGCTTGATTAGCTTGTGATTGAGTAATCAGTTCTTGAATCAACCTACGTTGGTCTCCAA